GTCTCGCCCTTCGGTCTCGCCCTTCGGTCTCGCCCTTCGGTCTCGCCCTTCGGTCTCGCCCTTCGGTCTCGCCCTTCGGTCTCGCCCTTCGGTCTCGCCCTTCGGTCTCGCCCTTCGGTCTCGCCCTCGCCCTTCGGTCTCGCCCTCGCCCTTCGGTCTCGAGCTCGAGGACGTGACCAGGAAACGAATCGCTCTGGCGTTCACATGTTGTTACATTCTACCGTCAAGGCCTTGACGCATGTTTTTTGAGTTTGCCGACGTGATCGGTGATTCGGGCTGCCTAACCCCAACCCAAATTCCCTATAGATTCCAGCATTGCCCTTTACCCCATATATTTTTCACAACATCCGCAAATTTCTCTTTACCTCACCACCATCTTCCGCTACCCCTGTCTCCACCTGACACCAAGAGGTATTCGCATGACATACACAGGAAAAGATATCCTCGCACTGGGTATTCAACCTGGGCCGCACATCCGCGACATGCTTGCTCGCGCAAACGCAACTGGCATCTGCACCTACGATGCGCTGTCCGATCTCCTCCCCCCACCGACAATTTCGCTTCAACCTGCAATGGGCTTCAGTGTGAACATTCACGCCGAAACGGATGATGAGCGCGCCAATCTCAACGCTGTTCTGGAGACGATGCGTGAATTGACCAAGACGCCGGTTGTGGAGGCTGCGGCTGTGATGCCTGACGCCTGCCCTGCTGGGCCTGTCGGGACGATCCCCGTGGGAGGGGTTGTGGCGTCCAAGCACGTTCATCCGGGTATGCACTCCGCGGATGTGTGCTGCTCGGTCATGGTGTCCACCTATGATGGTATCGGGCCGGACGAGTTGATGGAGCGTATTGCGGCGAACACGCACTTTGGTCCCGGAGGCAGGCCCGAGCACAAGATGCGCGACGGGCTGCGTCGATTGGTTCTGGAAAACCCGTTCACCGAAGCGCACGAGGGTATCGCAGACTGGCATATGGGGACGCAGGGGGATGGTAATCACTTCTCTTTCATCGGAACTCTCAAATCTACGGGTCAGACAACGCTTGTGACGCACCACGGGTCGCGCGGTTTTGGGGCGCGGGTCTACAAGCACGGCATGAAGGTTGCGGAAAAATATCGACAGAAACTCTCGCCTGATACGCTCAAGCAGAACGCATGGATTCCCAACGATACGCAGGACTTCGCGGACTACATGGCCGCGCTCGACATTGTGGCGCGGTGGACGCAGGACAACCATGCGGTGATTCACGAGGCGGCTGGAGCGCAGCCACATTGCTTGATGTGGACAAAACACAACTTCGTGTTTGAGCGCGACGGGCTGCTCTACCATGCGAAAGGCTCAACGCCAGCATGGGGGGAGCGTGAGGCTATTCCGCTCAACATGGCTGAACCTGTGTTGATTGTGGAGGGGTGCGATAACCCAAATGCGCTTGGGTTCTGTCCTCATGGGGCTGGTCGCAACTATTCTAGGTCGGAGCACAAGCGGCGTGGTGGTGCGGACATCGAGTCTGAGACGGTTGGGCTGGACGTGCGGTTCTGGTGTGGAAAGCCTGACGAGAGCGAGTTGCCGAGCGCCTACAAGAACGCTGCGTCAGTTCGCCGCGATATTGAGGCGTATGGTCTTGCAAAAGTTGTTGACGAGGTTCTGCCGTATGGTGCAATCATGGCAGGGGAATGGCGCTGATGGAATCAGCAGAAGGTCTGCTGACTCACAGCCGGAGTCGAGAAGTCAGCCGCCGTGGGGAGGGCGTTCCGGTATCCCCAACACTACCTAGGTGTAGCTCAGTTTGCGTAGAGTGCTCGCCTTGGAAGGGAGAGGCCGCAGGTTCGAATCCTGCCACCCAGACCAAACCCCGACAACGAGGAGATTCGCCATGCCCAAGATCGTGAGGGTGTATGGTTACGACGACAGTGTGACGGAGTATGCGGTTTATGACAGTTGGCCCGGACCTACGGTCACCTTCCTGCGTGGCTTCGTGGAGATTGAGGAGGGTGTGTTCTTGAACGCCAATGACATCAAGCGCATCGAGATTGTGGAGGAGGAATGAGTTTCCTTGACGAATTGTCCTTGTGTGAGACTGGCGACGAGATCGTCTACCACACGGGGTATCACTGCATCGACGTTTTGACGGAGCGGAAGGTTCCTGCTGCCAGAGAGGCGTGGGATGCGTATCTGCGGGGTGATGTGGTGCTGTATCAGCGCCGCGTCGGCCCTGCTCAACTCAACTACTGTGCGAAGGTGCTACGATGACCAAAGACAAAATCAAACTCGCCCGTGAGGCAATCGAGACGGCAAAGCAGTTCATCCCTGTGCGCTTTGTGCAGGTCCACGACAGGCTGGCCTACGCGCTGGAGCAACTGGCCGAGCCGAAGAAGGACGCCAGCAATGACTGAGCACCTCAAACGCCTGTGGCTGTGGTTCTACACCGAGTTGCCTGCGTATTACTCGATCCCGTTCATCGGGTTCGTGGTGGTGCTGTTGGTGGGGGCTGTGGTCAATGGATGAGCGGCAACGCGACCAGCGTGATCTGAACATTCTGCTGGCCTATGAGCATGGCGCGACGAAGGCGTCGTTGCTGCGATCCTACGGTGTGACGCGCCACTATCTCGACAAGCTGCTCAAGGAGGCGAACGATGAATGAAGTGAAAACAGGACTGTTGGTGATTGCGCTGGGTGCGCTGTTCGTGTCGGCCTTGGCGTTCGGCACGGGGGTGCTGACCGGCTTTGTGATCTGGGGTGTCCAATGACCAAGTGGGACACCCGATTCCTTGATCTGGCCGCGCACATTGCCGGTTGGTCAAAAGACCCGTCCAGCCAAGTCGGCGCTGTGCTGGTGAACCCGGACAGGCAGGTTGTGGGCATGGGCTACAACGGCTTTCCGCGTGGCACGAGCGACGACCCTGCGCTCTACGCGGATCGACCGACCAAGTATCTGCGCGTGGTCCATGCGGAGGTGAACGCGGTGTTGAACGCCACGGGGGCAACCCGTGGCGCGACGGCCTATGTGACGCATCCGTGCTGTGCGCAGTGCATGGCGCTGCTGATCCAGGCGGGTGTGTCCCGTATCGTGTGGAACGCCCCGGATGCGGGGATTGCAGATCGGCTGAGGGAGAGTTTCCAAGCTGCAAGTCTTATGGCCGCTGAGGCCGGTGTTGTTGTGGAGGAGAACCATGCCTAAGATCGACATTGACTACGAGACGCTGGACGGCATCGTCAAAGCGGGCCTGAAGGACATGCTCAACACGATGATCGAGGGCTACCGCGAGGCGAAGCACGAGGTGGATCGAGAGGGCTACGCCAAAGACATCGCGGCGTTGGAGCATGTGTTGAGGCTTTACGAATGATCGGCAAACGCACAGGCAACCGGGAGCGCGTCTACGAGATGACGATGCAGAACATCAGCCCGAAGATGATCGCCAAGAAGCTGGGCATCGCCCTGAACACGGTCTACGTCCATCAGCACCATCTGCGATTGCAGGGGCGCATCAAATGACCCGCAAGCTATACGCATGGGATCGACAATCATTGCCCGTCGCTCTCCCCAGTAATCGACTACGAGGAAAATTTATCGCGGCTGATCGGTTGCCGGTTGAGGTCAGGGGAATTGCTGAGCGAGAACTTGATCGCGCGGCGAAAGCACCGGGGTGGAACCCAAAGATCATCCGACTGCGCCACGCGCTGCACATGATAGATGTTTGCGCAGACGGTCGCACGGGTGAACTGCACTCAGTCCGCGTGGTGCTTCTACAAGACCATCCGTTTCTGCGGGTTTTGGAGAGCCTCGGGAACGCGCCGAGGATTGTGAAGACGTTATACCGGAAAGAGACCAGAATGGCGCACGAACGTGCGCTGGAGGTGTGGGACGGCCTGCGCGCGTGGGAACGCGCGTGGGAATCATGGGCTAAATATATGGGCGCGCGCATCAAATGACCCTCGACGACAAGGACTGGTGTTCTGCTGCCTGCGTGGACGCGCTGGTGGAGAACCTGACCCTGAGCGCGCTGCAAGCGGCGCACGACGTGGCACAGACGCCCGAGGAGTTCTATTGGGCGGTGCAGGCCAGTATCATGTTGAAGGAGATGGCAAATGACATGGCAACCGATTGAGACGGCCCCGAAGGACGGGACGAGTATCATGGTGTATGTGGGCACGCTGGAACCCGACTACGCCGTGGCGCACTGGAACGGCGACTTCTGGGACATGTTGCCGGAAGAACTGGAGGCCGACGACTTCACACGAGCGTTCGGTCAGCCGACGCACTGGATGGCACTACCGAAGCCGCCTGTGGAGCACGACACTCGGCTGCACCCTGACGATGTGATTAGCATACTGTGCGATGCTGTTGCACCACACGGCTACGGCATTGAGTCGATCACGCTGACATGGCTGTCACCTCTGGTCAACAGCGGACCTATCAAGGTGACATATTCGAGTGAGCACCATGATCTCCCAGACTGACATCGACGCCTTTGCGCGGCCCAAGATTCTCATTCTCGGCTACGGGCGGCACGGCAAGGATACAGTTGCCGAGATGCTGCACCGCAGTCACGGCTATCGGTTCATCTCGTCCAGCGAGTTCGTTGGGCGAGAGGTCATCTGGGAGAACTGGGGTAGGCTGCGCTATCCGACGTTCGAGGCCATGTTCGAGGACCGCCACAACTGGCGCAAACAGTGGATGGAGATGATCGCGCTTTACAACACGCCCGACAAGACCCGCACAGCGCGCACCATGCTGGAGCGGGGCTATGACCTCTACGTCGGGATGCGGCGCATGGACGAGTTTCTGGCCTCTCGGCACCTGTTCGACCACATCGTCTGGGTGGACCGGTCCCAGCACCTGCCGCCCGAGACCGGCTCAATGGACATCACGCGCGAGAACGCCAAGCCAGACCGCATCATCGACAACAACGGGACGTTGGCCGATCTGGAGCAAAACGTCATGGACTTCGCCCGCGCTATCGCGTAGGCTCCCCGCAGTCTTGCTCCTCAGACTGACCCCGCCTTTGCGCGGGGTCTTTTTTCGTCTAGATTGGTCGCATGTTACTGACACCCGAACAAATCCGCGAAGTTGGCCCCGAGGCCCTTCAGAAAATCCGCGCCGAACTGGCCAAGCGGAGTCTGAAGGAGTTTGTGCATCAGGCGTGGCCCATAGTGGAGCCGGGAACCCCGCTCGTCTGGGGCTGGCCGATGGATGCGATCTGCGAACATCTTGAGGCGGTTTCCAACGGAGAGATCAAGCGTCTACTCATCACGGTGCCGCCCGGCACTTCCAAGAGTCGATTGACTCGCGTTTTTTACCCGTGCTTCCAATGGGTTAGGGAGCCTCATCACAGGTTCATCAGCGCATCCTATCAGCTTGATCTCACGGTGCGGGACAATCTCGACGCGCGACGCATCGTGTCGTCTTCTTGGTATGGCGAGAACTTCGGAATTTCGTTGGCCGAGGACGACGGAGGCAAGGTTGGGTTCAGCTTGAATACCCTCGGGTCGCTCAAGGCTCTTACCGTTGGCGGCAAGACAACGGGCTTCCGTGGTGATACGTTCCTCGTTGATGACCCCTTGAACGTGCAAGACGGCAACTCCGATCTGCGTAGGTCTGAGGCGAACGAATGGTTCCGAGAAGCCGCCCAGTCGCGCCTGAATGATGTCAACAAATCGTCCATAATTGTCATCATGCAGCGCATCCACCAAGAGGATGTGGCGGCTGTGGCTATGGAGATGGGATATGAACACTTAAACATTCCAATGCGTTGGGATGAAACCATGCGCAAGACCACTTCGATTGGCTGGACGGACCCGCGCGCCAAAGAAGGTGAACTGATGTGGCCTGAGAGGTTCCCGAAGTGGTGGGTTGACCAGCAGGAAGACCCGGAAACCGGAATGGGGCCTTATGCGTTCGCAGCACAGATGCAGCAGACTCCGGTGCCGCGCAAGGGTGGACTGATTCAGGTCGAGAGTCTGAAATACGTTGATGAACTGCCACAAGAGCCGTTCATCAAGGTGCGAGCGTGGGACTTGGCGGGCAGCGAAGGCAAAGGAGCATATACCGTCGGCGTCCTTATGTGCTACGGGCAAGAGAGCAGACAGTTCTACATCGCAGACGTGATCCGAAAACAGGTTGGCAGCGCGCGGGAACTCATTGAGCGCACGGCGGAGGCCGACGGTATCACCACCAAGATTGTGTTGCCACAAGACCCTGGAGCCGCAGGTAAAGTGGTGGTCAACGAGTTGCGCGCCATGTTGGCTGGGTTCAACACCAGAGCAGAAGCGCAGTCTGGCGACAAGGCAACCCGAGCGCGCCCCTTTGCAGACCAAGTGGAGATTGGGCGCGTCACTGTGGTCAAATCTGGCTGGACTAAGGACTACGTTGAGGAACTCAGGTTCTTCCCGCGCGGCAAATTCAAGGATCAGGTTGACGCCACAGCGTCGGCCTTCAACGAACTCGCGCCCCTCACGAGGAAGAACTCCAAAGCACCCATGCTGTCGGTCGTTGGCGAGCGACACGAGAATGTTCACAAAGTTGCGTGAACCCCCTATACTACGCCAAACTCGCATAGGATTCACACATGGCCCGCCCCTACACAGAACTTGGTGTCTCGTCCGACAGCCGCCCGGATTGGGGCATCCGGCAGGATGAGTTCGTTGTCCAGCTTCGTGGGCGACAGGGCATAAAGAAATACAGGGAAATGGCCGAGAATGACCCGGTCATCGGGGCCATCCTGCAATCCATGACCATGATGCTTCGCTCGATTGAGTGGCGCGTCGAGAGTGGGTCCGAGGACGCCAACACCTTCGTGCGGTCCGTCATGCACAGCATGGACGACAAGTCGTGGGAAGAGTTCATCGCTGACGTGCTGACCATGCTCCCCTATGGGTTCAGCCTGTTCGAGATGGTGCCGCGCCGGGACGACGACGGCCTGATCCGCATGAAGAAACTGGCGGGACGCGCCCAATACACAATCGACCGCTTTGAGACCCGCGAAAACGGCGACATCCTTGGCGTCTGGCAGGTTGCGGCGCAAAAGAACGTCTACATCCCCTATTCCAAGCTGTTGCATTTCCGCACCACTTCGATTGCGTCTGAGCCGAGCGGGCGGTCTGTGCTGCGCTCGGCCTACACCTCGTGGCGGGCAGCGAACAACATCAAGTATTTCGAGGGTGTGGGGATCGAGCGCGAACTGAACGGCTTGCCGATTGTGCGCATCCCGTCGGAATACATGAGCGCAGATGCGTCTGACGCGCAAAAAGCCCTGTTCAACCAGATGAAAACCATCGCCCGCGACGTGAAGCGGAACGAGCAGGGCTACATCATCCTGCCGTCCGACCGATATGCTGACGACGATGGCAAACTCACCAACAACCTGATGGTGGAGTTCGACCTGATCGCCTCGCGCGGCACACGCGACATCGACACGGGCAAGGTGATCTCTAGATACCACCAAGAAATGGCGATCACGGCGATGGCCGACTTCGTTCTGCTCGGCATGAACGAGCGCGGCAGTTTTGCCCTGTCGCAGTCCAAGTCGCAACTGTTCCTGAAGGCGCTTGAGGGCTACGCCGACACCATCGCTGCGCAACTGAACCGCAAGTTGATCCCCTACCTGTGGGAGTTGAACGGCATGGACAAGGCTGACATGCCGAAGATCGTGCGGGGCCGGATCGCGCCTGTGGACCTCGAAGAACTCGGCCAGTTCATCCAGCGCCTGACCCTGAGCGGCGCGGACCTGTTCCCTGACGAGGGACTGGAGAAGCACCTGCGCGACGTGGCGGGTCTGCCAGAAGGCGATCCCAACCGTCCGAGACCCAACGCTGAGGCGATGGGCGAGGAATGACCTACTCCTTCAAGACCTCCGGCTGGCCTGAGCGCCTGTGGCGCACGAACAACGACGCCGACATCGCGCGGGGCAACGTGCCGGGGTCAACGCCGTTTGCGGCCTTTGGTGAGAAGGTTGTCACGGGGTCTGGCACGAGCATCCTGTGGTCAACCGGGATGCCCACCACGCTGACGGTGCCGGACTCCATCCAACTCACCGTCGTGTCCACCTCGGCCAGCGACACCGGAAGCATCGGTATCCGCTATCTGGACGGAGACTTGCTTGAGCGCACCGAGACCGTGATGCTCAACGGCACAACGCCTGTCACGACGCTGGCGACGGACGTGCGGGCCATCAATAACATCTACTCCAAGTCTGGACCTGTTGTCGGCAACGTGACGCTGACCAACGGCGGTGTCACCTACGCGCGGATCAACGCTGGGCGGCTGGAGCACACGACATCCCTACAGCGCGTTCCGGCGAACAAGCGCCTGATGATCGGCTCGCTCTATGCGGGGTCGTCGTCTGGCACGTCGGCAAGCAAGGTTGTGGTGCGGCTTGTCACGTCTTTTATCAACGGCGACAGCTTCGCGGAGCAAGGCTACCTGCACACGGCTGGTGCTGTGGCGTTGCAGGACTCGTCCACTACGCTGGCGGGGTTCGGGCCGTTTCCCATTCCGCCTGGTGAGTGGGTTGGCCTACAGGCGACATGGGACAAGTCTGCGGACATCACTGGCGGGTTTTTCGGCTACCTTGAGAACGCTTGACGAATCGGTTTGCAGGCGACTAAATGTTGGTGTTGAGCGCGGAGCGCCTGCACGCTTCTGGATTGGGATATCCCGGTCGAGCGCACCCCGCAGGAATGCCGTGGTGGTTCTGATCAAGCCCGCCGCGCTCAACACGTCGCAGGGCACTGCCAATGAGTGTGTCCGTTGCGCCATGCGCCAAGCCGGGGACGAAACGCCCGGCACCCTTGCCGCTTTCTGGCGGTGTGCTGATAAGCCGATATGTCAGCGGGACGCCTCGGCATGTTGCACGGCACCCGCCCCGAGTGCGGCACACATCTACATTGAAAGTAGAGCGAGGACATGCGACCTTGAGCCTGCGCCAAGCAGGAGGCACAGGTGACTGAAAAGCGCACACGCCGCAAAACCACCTACAAAAACGCTGACTTGAAGGAGCCAATCGCGCTCACACCCCGCAACGACAAACAAGCTGAATACATCAGCGCCCTCAAGGGGTCCGAGCAGGTCATCGTGACCGGCCCAGCAGGCACCGGCAAGACGTATATCTCCGCGTCATGGGCCGCGAGCCAATACAACATCAAAGCCATCGACAAGATCATCATCACCCGCCCGCATGTGCCGGTGGGCAAGGACATTGGCTATCTGCCCGGAACGCTGGAGGAGAAGGTGTTGCCGTGGGCCATGCCGGTGATCGACGTGCTGATCCTGCATCTCGGCAAAGGGGCTGTGGAGACTGCGATCAAGAACGGCAACATTGAGATCGTCCCGCTGGCGCTGATCCGAGGTCGCAGCTTCGACAACGCCACCATCCTTGTTGATGAGGCCCAAGACCTCACTGTCCATGAGATGAAGGCCATGCTGACGCGCGTGGGCGAGGGGAGCCAGATCATTCTGGACGGTGATGTTGAGCAGGTTGACATCAAAGAGCAAAGCGGATTAGCGAAGATCGTTCACCTTGCCAAGAAGCACCACATGGATGTGCCGGTGATCGAGTTCGCCGTTGAGGACGTGGTGCGGTCGGGCATCTGCAAGGCTTGGCTAAAGGTCTTTAGGGACGAGGGCCTCTAACTTGTGATTTGAAGGGGCGCTGTGGTATCATTGCCACAGCGTCTTTCTTTTTGCAGGTAAGCGATGCCCTACGACCGCCTCCCGGCCCGTCTGCGTCAACTGATTCCGTCTGAGCGCGGACAGGAGATTTTCCGCAACACGGTCAACTCGCAGCTTGAGAACGGGCGCTCGGAGTCCGTTGCCTTCGCGTCGGCATGGGCGCAACTGCGTCGGGCCGGGTTCGAGCGCGACAACGCGACGGGTAAGTGGGAGCGGGTGGAGAAGTCCCGCGACTCGACGCTCGAAGACAAGGTCCGCGAACACAACGCGGAGCACGGCGACAAGGGCCGCGTGACGCTCTCCATGCTGGAGCAGGTCTACGACAGGGGTGTGGGGGCCTACAGGACCAACCCCTCCAGCGTTCGGCCCAACGTCACGTCGCCTGAGCAGTGGGCGATGGCGCGGGTCAACGTATTCCTCCGCGCCATCCGCACCGGCAAGTTTCCATCGGGCAAGTTCGACACGGACTTGCTGCCGTCCAAGCACCCGCTGTCCACGCGCAAATCCCAGCCCACCGCGTCTGCTGTGCATGTGCCCTCTACCGATTGGGAAAAGGCGGAGACGTATCGGCCACCGGCGGGAGCGCGGGCGGCTGCGCGAAGGGCTATTCGCTGGAAAGAGAAATACGGCGACAAGGTTCGTGGTGGAACCCAAGTCGGATGGACGCGGGCAGGTCAGTTGGCGCGAGGCGAGAACCTAAGCCGAGAAACCGTTGCGCGTATGGCTTCGTTCTTTGCTCGGCATCGCGGCAACGAGAAGGTTGATCCGAAGTTCAAGGATGAGCCTTGGCGGGATGCAGGATTCACAAGTTTTTTGTTGTGGGGCGGGTCCGCTGGTCGCGAGTGGTCTCGCAACATCATGGACCGCCTCGAAAAGCGCCAGATTGACGACGACAGCTTCACGACACCGGCTGAGGCTGTTGTCCGCTCAATGGACCTCGGGCTTGAGGGCGAAATCCACGTCCACGACCGCGACGGGCAGGCCGTCTACATGCCGGGCGAAAGCCACGAGCAATACCTCAATCAAATCCGCCGGATGGCAAATCTGGATCAGGAAGCGGACGCTGATTCGGACGACCCCAAGGAGGGGTTGCTTGAGCGCGCCATTTCCGCGATAATTGGTGCCATTATGCAACAGGTGCCTGTGAACAAATCCGCTGTCCAAGCGCAAGTCCTGAAAATGGACGATGAGCAGCGCATTGTTTACGGCTGGGCCTACGTCTCGACCGAAGATGGCAAACTCCTTGTGGACACGCAGGGCGATTCCATTGAGCCGGTCGAGATGGAAAAAATGGCGACCGAGTTCATGGCGAACTCCCGAAACGCCAAGGTGATGCACAAGGGCGAAGTTGTCGGCCAGTTCGTCCACTCTCTTCCGCTCACAAACGAACTGATGAAGGCGTTTGACATCTATTCCGACCGCGAAGGCTGGATTGTTGGGATGCGCCCGAACAGTGAGGAACTGTGGAAAGCCTACAAGTCTGGCGAATACACCGGGTTCTCAATCGGCGGAAAAGCCGGAGACGTGGAGGACTACGATGCCGCGTAAACTCAAGAACATCATTCTCGATGAGGTCAGCGGTGTCGATGTGCCCGCCGACCCCAACGCCAAGATCACCCTTTTCAAGCGTGGAGACACTATGGACGACATGGACGACGCCATGAAGGCCAAGATGAAGGAATACATGGACAAAGGTTATTCCGAGAAGGAAGCCCGCGACATGTGTATGCGAGAAACCAAGAAAGGAGGTCACGACATGGACCCTCAAGAACTCGCTGAGAAGCTGGAGGCTCTGGAGGGCCAGGTCGCGGACCTGACCAAGCGAGCCGAAGGTGCGGAGGCCGATCTGGACGCTCTGCAAAAAGCAGCCGACGAGGCTGGCTTTGACGTTGAGGAAGGCAAGCTGACCAAGCGCGCTGATCCCGAATACGTTGAAATCGAAGGTGAGCGTTTCGAGAAGGCTGCCATTCCGGCAACCATCCTCAAGGCACTGGAAGCCAAGGAAGCCGAACTCGCCAAAGCCAAGGCCGAGCAGGAAGAAGTCACGCTCGCCAAGCGCGGCGCGGCTGAACTGCCTCACCTCGCTGGCTCCGATCTCGCCAAGGGCAAACTGCTCGCGGCTGTCGGTGACGACGAGGACGTGCTGAAAGCCCTGAAGGCGGCTGACGCGGCCCTCAAGAAGCAGATGGAAGAGATCGGGTCGAACCCGGCTCAGGACGAGGCTTCGGCCACGTTCCGTCTGAACAAGATGGCAACCGACTATGCGACTGAGCATAAGGTGCCGTTCGAGACCGCTTTTGCGGAAGTCACCAAATCCGGCGAGGGCAAGCAGCTTATGGCTGACGCCCGCGCAGAAGCCAAGTAAGGAGGGCGCATAGATGGCCTACAAGAACTCCCAAACTAGCGTCACCCTTGAGGCTGGCGCGGACCTGAGCGCGAAGCAGTTTTTCTTCGTCGCCATGTCGTCGGACGGCCAGGTCGATCCTGCCGGTGACGGCGCAAACGCAATCGGCGTTCTCCTGAACGACCCCTCGGCTGCTGGTCGCGCTGCTGAGGTCTGCATCGGTGGCCTGACCCGCGTTTCGGCAGGTGGCACCATCGCGGCTGGCGCAGCCGTCGCATCGGACGCTGCCGGTGAAGCAGTGACCGCCGCAACCGGAGATGTGATCCTTGGGACCGCCGTAACGGGTGGTGCTGATGGTGAGATCATCTCCATCATCTTCCAGCCGCGCGGCGCGTTCGCGTAAGAAAGGAGCCTGAACAATGGCACAACCTACCAACAGCGCCGTTCATGTTGACGCGGCACTTACGAACATCTCGGTTGCGTTCCTCCAGAACGCTGACCACTTTGCCGCTGGCAAGGTGTTCCCGAATGTTCCGGTCTCGAAGCAGTCGGACCGCTACTTCGTGTTCGACCGTGGCGACTTCAACCGCGACGAGGCGCAGGTCCGGGCACCCGGCACCGAGTCCGCTGGCGGCGGCTACGAACTGGACAACACGCCGACGTATTTCGCTAACGTGTTCGCATATCACCACGATGTGCCGGATCAGGTTCGCGCCAATGCGGACCCGGCTGTCGATGTGGAGCGCGCAGCGGCTGAGTTCACGACTCACAAGATGCTGATCCAGCGCGAGAAGCTCTGGGCCACCAACTTCTTCTCTGCGGGCAAGTGGACCAATGACTACGACGGTGTTGCCTCCTCGGCTGGCACCAACGAAGTCATCCAGTGGTCGGACCAGACCTCGGGCGACCCGATTGGCGACATCCGCTTTGCCAAGACGGCTATCCTAGAGACCACCGGCTTCATGCCGAACAAGCTGGTCCTGAGCCAGCCGACGCTGGACGCTCTGGTGGATCACCCGGACATCGTGGACCGCGTGAAGTATGCGACTTCGACCACCGCCTCCCCGGCGATGGTGAACGAGCAGACCCTCGCAGCCCTGTTCGGTCTGGACCAGATCGTTGTGACCCGCGCCATCGAGAACACTGCGAACCAAGGTGCAACCGCCTCGCACTCGTTCATCGGCGGCAAGAAGGCTCTGCTCTGCTACGCGGCTCCCACGCCGTCGCTGATGACGCCTTCGGCTGGCTACCAGTTCTCGTGGAACGGCTTCATGGGTCAGACCAACGCGTTTGGCTTTGCCGTGAAGCGGTTCTACATGGATCACCTCGAAAGCACCCGCGTCGAAGCCCAAGCCGCTTACGACATGAAGCTGGTCAGCGCGGACCTTGGCTTCTTCTGGGATTCGATTGTAAGTTAAGCAACTATATAGTTGCTTAACGCGATAAGAATTAGGGCGGCTAGAAAGCCGCCCTTTTTCGTTGTATAGTGCCTGAAAACAATGGAGACCCGCACATGGCTCGTATCCCCGAACGCAAGTTTGACCCCGCGCGTCCCGTCTACGCGCGCAAGTATTTTATCGCTGCTGGACGCAAGTATGTGCCGGGAGACGTGTTCGACTGGAAGGCCGCAATGGTGACGCCGCGTCGTGCCTTGCAGATGTTCGACGCGGGCAAGCTGACGCACGAAGGTTTTACTGTTGAGGATAAGCCCGAGCCGATTGCACCCCCTGTGGAGGCGGAAGTTATCGTTGAGGATAAGGACGACCTTGACGAGATCGAGGACATGAAGGAATTGCGGCGCATTGCCGATGAGATTGGCGCGCCGTATAAGGTAAGCAAGGTGGATCAGCGAGAAGTGATCCGCGCGCATCGCAAGGAGATTGGCGAATGAGCGGCAAGTCCAACGGAACCTTCACGCGGCAGATTGCCTTCACCAAGGCGGTGGCGCCTTCGGACAGCGCGGACCTGCCTGGAGGTGTGACGCGGGGTCTGTTGGTGGGCGCTGACGGCGATGTGGCGGTTGTCTACGCCAACGGGCTGGAGGACACGCTGTTCTTGGCTGCCGGTATCGTGCATCCGATTCAGGTGGTTCGCATCAAGTCCACCGGCACCACGGCGACGGACATCAAGGCGGGGTATTGATCCATGAGCAACGCAAGCAACTATCTTGAAGACGCGATCTGCAACGTGTTCCGAGGGACGAGCATCACGGGCGTGACGCCATATGTTGCGCTCTTTGACGGAGACCCCGGCGAGGCGGGCACGGGCGCGACTGAGGTGACGACGACAATCCGCCCTGCTGGGCGTGTGTCGGCTACGTTCGGGGCACCAAGCGACGGGGTGATTTCCAACAGCGCAGACGTGGACTTCGGAAACGCGGATGCGGGTGCGACTGTTGCCGGGTTCGGTATCTACGACGCCGCGTCGTCTGGTAATCTTCTCGCCTACGGCACGTTGACTTCGCAGTCTGTGACGGCGGGCAATCCGGTCAAGTTCTCGACGGGGAACCTCACGATCACGGTGACGTAATGCTCGGCCTTTCGCTCAGGGTAAACCGCGCCGCAGCCAAAGCCGGGCTTGAGCCGGGAGACTTGCGTAGGGTTCTTCGCGTGTCGCTCTCGGCTACGGGCGCGCTGGACGTTGAGCGGTTTTTGTCGGCGTCTGAGTCTATCGGCCTGACCACCAGCGCGGCACTTATCGTTTTGCGCGAACTCTCGGGAAGCCCATCGTTCTCGCTGGCGACTTCTGGAACACTTGACTCGTTGGCCTTCGACCCCGTGTCCCTCTTTGCCTCTGGCGAGGAAGGCGCTCTGTTCCTTCCGGGGCCGACGACCTCTTTCCTGTCCACGACTGACCTCACGCCCGCAGGTGCTGGGGATACTGTCGGGTTCCAAATGGATACAAGCCAAGGGGCTGGGTATTCGGGTGGCTTTACGGGGCTGGGGAGTGAACTGGTTACTAATGGAACGTTTGATACTGATACGAATTGGACGAAGGGCGCAAACTGGACTATTTCGGGGGGTGTTGCCACCACTACTGCTGCCAATTCTTCGGGTCGTGCGATTACGCAGAGTGGGATTTTGACGGCGGGCAAAACCTATTATGTGTCTTTTACAATTACGGCTGGAGACCCAAGAACAGGACTCACCGCAGTTCGCCTTGATGATGGAGGTATCAATCTTCACTTTCTCGATGGCTCAAGCACTTACCCCATTCAGGTGGATGCTGTATATACTGCAACAAGCGCAGATTTTGGCCTCAGTACAAGCGCAGGGTCTGGTGGCGCAGAAAGTTTTTCCATCGACAACATCTCCGTCCGCGAACTCCCCGGCAGGATGCAGACGCAAATCACGACTGCTGCTAGACCCACATTGCAGGATAGCCCAGACCAGATTGACTTTGACGGCGTAGATGATTTCCACAGGGTCGTATTACCTGCGATGAGCAACGCAACCGTGGCTTATGCCTCTCCGGGGGTCGGTGCTGTAATTCTAACAGGTCAGACCATTACGGCTGGCAATTATGACTGGGATACTGACCACGCAGGGCTTATAATTCTGGATAGGCCTTTGACCGCATCCGAAACAACCGGCCTCACTGCGTTTCTAAATGCGAGGGCTGGGGTATGAAGACATGCTCTAAGTGTGGAGTGGAAAAGCCTTTTGAGGCTTACAGCCCCGACAAGACAGGGCGTGACGGATTTCGCGCTCGTTGCAAAAAATGTTGCGTTGAAGATGTTATGGAGCGCAGGGCAAAAGACCCGAACAAATACCGAGAGCGCAGCAAAAAATGGCGTGAGGGCAACGCCGAATATCTCAAGGTTTCCAAGGCAAAATACAACGCCGAAACAGGTTATGAGAGGGCGCGATACCAGAAAGACAAGCAGGGTGCAAAAACCCGCGCAATGAAGTGGCGGCAAGAAAATCGGGCGTTGACTGCTATGCGCGAGGCAGAAAGGCGGGCCGCGATAAAGATGCAAACGCCTGTCTGGGCTGACGAAACGGAAACGTTGGCAATTTATGAAGAGTGCGCAGAACGCCGCAAAGCCGGTGAAGATGTGCAGGTGGACCATATTGTCCCGATAAACTCGGACCGCGTGAGCGGCCTGCACTGGTCGGGAAACCTTCGCATTATTCCGGCATCAAAAAATTCCAGCAAACGTAACCGCTTTTGGCCCGATATGTTTGAGGTCACGCTATGAGCACTGTCATCCTCACCGTAGCCTGCCCCGAAGCCGCGCGCCCTGACGCCACGCACATGGGCATCGTTCATGGCTGGCTCCAAGGTCAGACCCCAGCCGAGTGGCAAGGGGCCTTCAGCGCTCAGTATCAGGACTCCCAAGGCAACCTCTACCGCGTGTTCTCCCTGCCTGTAGGCCAAGCGGCTATCGACGGTATGCTCCAGCTTCTGCAACTGGCCGACCTTCAGCGCCCCCCGATGGACGTGCCTGACGAGAACGGCGACTACCTCATCAACATGGCCGCAGTCAACCGAGCCCACGACATGCTGAGGGGCAACGTCTGGATGCCTGCCACGCCTGACCCCGAGACGGGCGAGATGCCCGACAACCCCGTGCCGCAGATAGACGGAACCAAGATCGTCGCCGTGGTGGGCATGAAGGGGACTGATGCCCTCGCAGCTATGGGTTTGCAAGCGATACCGATGGAGTTGTAAGATGGACGTATCGGTTAAGCGGGTTCGACTCCCGCGCGCTGGCGGGCGAGTGGCCTCGGTCTCACGGGGAATTGGGCGGACGGCTTCGGAAAGCGCGCCCCGCATTGAGAGCAGCAAACCCGCCAGCATTTACCCGTTGATACCGATGGAGATTTGAATGGCGTGGACCTACACCAACGACCCAGCCAACGTCCCGCGCGATGCGGTGCGACTCTTGGTGGGCGACACGGACACCAACGACCAGAAGATCACGGACGAGGCCGTTGCGTTCTTCCTGACGCAAGCGGGTGACGACACCTATCTCGCAGCGGCACTGAGCGCGCGGTCTATCGCCGCGTCCTTCGCCGTCGAGGTGGACACCAAGTTCGAGTCCGTCTCCAGCGACTACAGCCAACTGTCCGAGAACTACTACAAACTCGCCACCAAACTGGAGGCGCAGTCCAAAAAGTTCGGCTCGCGCGGGCTTGGTCTGCCCGACGCTGGTGGCCTTACTTACTCTGGCATCCGGGCCAACGACCAGAACGACGATCGTGTTCAGCCGAAGTTCAAGCAGGATCAGTTCGCCAACCCGCCGCGAGGCTACGAGGGCGACAAGTATGGATACTGATCGGCAGTCTGAACTCACAAAATACGAAGCGGCCTACACTCACGACAACTACCGGCTCGGAGACCGCCGCAAGGCGCACATCGACAAGCACCTGAACCGCATCGAGCGAGGGAGCCTGCTGGACGTGTCTACAGGGCGCGGAGAGGTGCTAGGCATGGCCGAGGCGCACGGACACTACCCCGTGCAAGGCACAGAGGCTGTGGCCTATCTCTGCGACGGTGAGCGAGTGGTCCATGCGCTTGGACACGACCTGCCGTTCGAGACCGGCTCCTTCGACACCGTGACGATGTTCGACGTGATGGAGCATCTGCTCCGGTCCGACACCGGGCCTGTGTGCAAGGAACTCAAGCGCGTTGCCGCCAAGCGGGTTCTGCTGACCGTCCACAACGGCCCGTCGCGGTTCGCAGGCATGGACCTGCACATCAACCGGCGTGACTCCTACGAAACATGGCACGAAGAACTGGCCGATCACTTCGGGTGTTCGGTGATCCGCTGGGGCCGCGAAGGGTCGATCAGCGAGATGTTCGAGATCGTTCTTTAGGGCGCGGAACATGTCCGTCTGCTACGTCATCGCATCCGGCCCGTCGCTCGCTGGCTTTGACTTCAGCCGTCTGCCCGAAGGCTATCGCATCGGGGCGAACAAATCCGCATGGCTGGCCGACTGCGATGCGCTGGTGACGTTGGACGGTCGGTTCTGGCGCGGACACCAACGCGAGATCGCCGCGTTCAACGGTGACAAATATGTCACAGAAAAGGTTGTCGAGAACCAGCCGACGCATGGAGCGCATGTTGCCAAGCGGATGCGGTTCAATGGCATGAGCGAGTCGCTGGACGAACTCACCGGCACGAACTCGGGGTTTGCCGCCCTGAACGTGGCATATCTTCTGGGCTACACCGAGATTGCAATGCTGGGCTTTGATTTCAGGTGGGACAGTGGCAAGTCGCACTTCCACGACGGCTATACATGGCAGAACCGGCAAGCGCACCACCAGCTTCAGCGATGGGCGCGGGAGTTCGACCACACGCCGGGTCAGTTCCGCGCGAAGGGTGTCAGCGTAACGAACTTCATCGGCCCGAACGGGTCGAGCGTAACGGCGTTCCCGACGCGGCCTTTGAGTGATCTGATATGACAACGGTTCTGACTGTTTTGCGGCGTGGCGGCGAATACAAGGATGAACACGTCGAGCGTCTGCGCAAACAGATCGCGCCCTACACGGACAACTTCGTCTGTCTGGACGACGAGGCTCTGGTCCACGATTGGCCTAAGTGGTGGCCCAAAATCGAGTTGCTCAAGATACATGGCCCGTGCCTGTATTTTGACTTGGACACGACAATCGTGGGCGACATCACGCCGATGCTGGAGGCCGCAAAGGAGCATCCGTTCATCGCCTTGCGCAACCCGATGCGGGGTGTGCCGATGGGGTCGGGCATCATGGCATGGAGCGGCGACATGCGGTATCTGTATGATGCCTTCGCGCTCAAGCCAGACGCCTACATGGAGCGGTTCAGGCAACTACCCAACCTTGGGGATCAGGCGTTCATCCACAAGTTCAAGCGCCAACCCACGACGTTCTGGCAAGACCTCTTTCCGGAGCAAATCCTCAGTTACAAGGTGGAGTGCCGCGAGTCTGTTCCCGAGGACGCAATGGTGGTATATTTCCACGGTAAGCCGCGACCTTGGGATGTGGGCCAGTGAGACTGCACAAAGACGTTCAGCGTTTGCTCAACACACACGGTTACGCCGTGTCGTTCAGCCGTGCGCAGTCGGGCGGCACCTACGATCCGGCGACGGGTGATGTGACAGGCGGCTCTACGCTGACGTGGACCGGGCGTGGTGTGTTCATCAACTACATGGACGAGGACGTGAACGGCACGTCGATCACCACCGACGACCGCAAGTTGCTGCTCCAGGCTATCGGGCTGGATCGCGCGCCGGAGGTGGGGGACATAGTTACCGGCGTCGGACAGGTTCTGGATGTGCGGACTCTGTTGTCCAGCACAACCGTCATCGCCTACATCTGCCAAGTGAGGGGCTGACGACATGGTGCAGATGAAAGTGTTCACCAAGGGTATGAGCATCGAGGAGCAGGCGAAGGAACTGGCCCAGCAAGTCGGTGCGCTCAAATACCGGACATTGGTGAGCATGGCTGAGACCATCGCCCAGACCAGCCCGGTGGACAGCGGCACATACGCCCGGAACCACGAGGTTGCGTTGCGGAGCGGGAGTTTCACGGCGAACGTGATGCGAGACCCGGACGCGCCGAGGCGCAGTAAGGGCGACCCTGTCAATGTGCAGGCAGCACGAGACGCTGGTCTTCAGGGCATGATGGACGACATCAACGGCTTTGGCTTGCTCAACGCCGCTGGTGGCATCCGCAGTCTCGCTGACCCGGATCAGAACAATTTCGTGTTTCGCAACCCGGTGGAATACGCGAGTGCGGTGGAGGCGAGAGACGCCGTATACGCCCGCACACGGCGGGAAGTCGGCAACGCAATCTCGGATGCAGTGTCCGCAGTTCGGAGGCGCTAAATGCCCATCCTCAACGACATTCGCGCCACACTTGATACAGCCCTCGCCAATTTGTCCGGTTTGCCAGACATCGCCTTCGAGAACGCGCCGTTCGACCAAGTTGCCGGTCAACCGCACCTGCGCACGTCGCTGTTCCTAACCTCACGTCGCCCTGCTGTGCGCGGACCCAATCCGCAGATGCGCTATCAGGGTCTCTACCAGATTACCATTGCCGTGCCGACGGACAGAGGCACAGGCGATGCGTTCGACTACGCCGACCTCATCATGACCGAGTTCGATGGCTCGACGGATGTAGCCGGGAGCGACGTGACGGTCTCCATCGAATACGCCGAACTCGGTGGGCAGGTGTTCGACGAACCGTTCTACCTGCTGCCCGTGCAGATCGCGTGGTATGTCTACGCCGACTGATTCGGTGTTGTTGCTTGGCCACAGGCAATAGGGTATTATTCTCCGAGAAACGAAATCCTCTTGGAGGCCAAAAATGAGCTTTGCCCAGGGAAGTCGCAGTTCGCTCGCGATTGGCGTTCAAGCCGACTTCGACACCACCGCCACTGTTTTCACCAATCTGCCCATCAAGACGCACTCGCTTGATCTGACGAAAGAGCGTCTTCAGGGTCAGGACATTCAGGCAGACCGGATGCCGCGTGTTGACCGCCACGGCAACCGCAGCGCAGCCGGGTCGATTGAGATCGACCTGCGGAAAGGCAACTACGACGATCTGCTCGAAGCGGCGATGTTGTCGTCCTTCGACTCGTCCGACGAGATGACCATCGGCACCACGCCGAAGTTCCTCACCCTTGAGGATCGGATGGAGGACATCGCGCAATACCGTCTGTTCACCGGTATGACGGTCAGCACTGCGACGTTCTCGATTGCACCGAACCAGATGGTCGAGACCTCGTTCGAGATGGTTGGCCGCGACATGACGATCAGCGGAACGCCCAAGACGGTTGGTGCCTCCACGATCAACCCGCCCTTCGACAGCTACAACGGCGCGATCTACGAGGGGGGCGTTGCCACGTCCGACCTCATCAATGTTGTGACCTCGATTGAGTTCAGCATCACCAACTCCTTTGCGCCCACCTTCGTGGTTGGTGCCGACACCACGCCGCATCTTGAGTTCGGTCGGTCGATCATTGAGGGAACGCTGACGACCTACGTTGAGGATGCGACTCTTATCAACCGCTTCCTATCTGAACAGGAAACGGAGTTGCAAGTTTCGGTGGACGATCCCACCGGCACGAACGCCTATACCTTCTACTTCCCCCGCATCAAGTTCAACGGCGGCTCGGTCCCGCTCGCCAACGAGCAGTCCCGCCTGCTCGAAATCCCGTTTGTTGCGCTTTACGACACCACCGAGGCAACTCAGTTGGTGTTGACGCGCTCCAGCTAATCCCGGCGCTGGGATACCGGGCAGGCAGTGAATGTCGGGGTCACTGCCTGCCCACCCTGACCAACCCCGACATGGAGACCCCCGATGGGCCTTAACAGCATCGGTGTCGTGAAGGACACCACGGACGTTGAACTCGTCCATCCCAAGACCGGCGAAACCCTCACCAACGACGACGGCACTCCCATGACCATCACGGTGCATGGGCCGTATTCGTCCACCTACAAGGCTGTCAGCCACGCCCAGCAGAACAGTCGTCTGATGAAGGCGCAGCGCATGGGCGGCAAGATGAGCCTGACCGCCGAGGAACTGGAGGCGTCCGCGCTTGACCTGCTCGTCAAATGCACAGCGGGTTGGAACATCACGCTGGACGATGAGCCGGAAGAGTTTTCTCAGGACAAGGCGCGCGAGGTCTACACCAAGCACCCGTGGGTGCGTGACCAGATCGACGCTGTGTTCGGAGACACCCGCGCTTTTTTGGACTGATCCAGGCGCAGCTTCTCGAATACGCTGAACACTCGTTCGCGCTGAACAAGACCGACAAGAAAGGTGTGTCTCAGCGCGAACACCTTGAGCAAGTTGCGAAGATGACGGGCAAGACGCCCGACGAACTTGTTGCGCCTGACTTTCCTGATATCCTGAGCCATGTGTGGGAGGCGTTCCTTGATCTGCACAAGGGGCGCTCCTATGGCATGAACGGCGGCAATCCACTTACTTGGTCCGACATCGCGGCATGGTGTAACCTCACCGGAATTGTGTTATCTTCGTGGGAAGTCACGACGATAAAGGCGCTGGACATGGCTTGGGTTGCTGCGATGAACGGGAGTGAAGGCTGATGGCTTCGATCAATCAGATCAGCATTGATCTGACCTTCACTGGGCTGGACAAGATTGAGCAGGCCACGAAAGCCTCGCGCCAGTTTCAGCGCGAAATCAGGAGCCTGATCCGAGAAGAAAAGGACGGTGCGCTCACGACTGCGCAATTTGCAAGTCGCGTCGGCGATCTCGCTGGTCGATTGCAAAAGACCACGGGGAGTTACGCAAAAGCTGCCAATGCGGTTTTCGAATACAAGAACCGCGTCCAGGAGGCTATTGCACAGGAAAACGCAATCCGCGAAGCGCGCGCTCAGGCCGCCGCAAACAAGGCTCTTGAAAAACAATACGCCAGAGAAGCGGCTGAACTGTTAAAGGCCCAGAAAGCATCGCAACAATACATCAACTCGATCACTATGTTGGAGCGAGCCAACAAGTCGGCTGAGGCGAGTGCGGACCTGTTTGTCCAACAACTTGACCGAGTGGACGCCGCCAACCTGAAGGTTGCGCAGTCCTTTGGTGATGCCGTCCGCGCAGCGAACACCTATGAGACAGCCAACAAGTCGGCTGAGGCGAGTGCGGACCTGTTTGTCCAACAACTTGACCGAGTGGACGCCGCCAACCTGAAGGTTGCGCAGTCCTTTGGTGATGCCGTCCGCGCAGCGAACACCTATGAGACAGCCAACAAGTCGGCCGAGGCGAGCGCAGAGATTTTCACTCGGGAACTCGCCAAGCAAGAGCAGCAGGCGATGGAGACGGCGCGCGCTCATCAGCAAGCCCTTCTCGCCTTGAGGGAAACCGCCCTTGCGAACAAATCTGCCGAGACCAGCGCGGAAGCATTTTCGCGCGAGATGGATCGGCTCCAAGCCAAGTTCAATCCACTCTACGCCGCGTCCCAACGCTACGAGGCAGCACTTAATGAACTCAATCGCGCCAAGCAGTTGGGTGTTCTGAACGCTCGGCAATACGACGCCGCGCTGGAAGACCTGAACGCTCAACTTGCGATGGGCATGACGGGAATGAGCGGGTTCGGCGGGGCGGCGAACGCATCGTCTCGGGCGCTCAATCGATCCGGCGTCGTGATGCAGCAGACGGGCTATCAAGTCGGTGACTTCTTGGTGCAGGTGCAGAGCGGCACCAATGCTTTTGTTGCTTTCGGGCAACAGGCAACTCAGTTGGCCGGTCTGCTTACCCTGAGCATGAACCCGAAACTCGTGGCGCTCGGTGCTGCGCTCAGTATCGTCATCCCGCTGACGACTGCTATCGCTGCTGGCTTCATGCGGACGAGGCAGGACTCTGACGCAGCAGCGGGGGGTGTTGAGAGTTTTGAAGATCGACTTCGTTCGGCTCGACAGACGATTGCAGACACAGCGCGCGAAATTGAGCGCATGAACCAAGGCTTTGCTACGACCGCAGAGCAGACTCTTGCGGAAAACGTCAGGCGCGCTCAAGACGAGGTTCGCCAAGCCGAATTGGCACTGCAAGGTGCTACGCTTCGTGGAGATCGGGGTCGTGGTATCACCACTGCACAGGCGGAACGTGACCTTGAAGCCGCGAGAGAGTCCCTTCGCCTGAGCGAAGAGGAACTTCGAGTTGCGCGCGAGCGGACGCGAGAACAAGAGCGTCTCAACGCACTGCAAGACCGTCGCGCCTTCGTTGCCGAGCAAACGATGGAGTTGCAAAATCAAGTTAACCTGTATCGGGTAATCGCTCAGTTCGGTGAAGACTCGTCGCAGGCTGAAGCAGAACGCGCTCGCCAAGCGCGTGAAGCGTTCCAACTTGAAGTGATGCGTGAGGGTATCTACGGCCAGCAACTCGCTGACCTCATGGCGCAATACGATGCGATGGAGGACGCAAGGCGAGAAGCCGAAGCGTTCGCCGCCGTGGACATGGCCGCAGGTGTCAATGCCGCTGCTGACGCCGCAGCGCGTCTTGCGGACAACCTTGCATTTGCCCGTAGCCTGTCCCCTGAGTTTCAGGCAAATGCAGTGCGCGCAGGTGTTGCGTCCGGTGCAATACCTCCGCAAGCACTACAAGACCTTCCGCAGACAGATGCGGAGCGAGCCTATCAAAGCCTTCTGGAAAACCGCAGAAGAGAAGCGGCGCGTGTTTCTTCCGGTTCTGGTGGTGGGCGCGGCGGAGCGGGTGGCCCTGACGCCTTCACCCAAGCCCAAGAGGCCATCAACCGCTTGCGGGCCAGTTACGATGAGCAGTTCGCGGCGGCGCAGCGTGTTGCGCAGGCTCAAGAGCAGGTCAACGAGGCGCTGCGTCTTGGTGTGATCGACGGCGATATGGCGATTCAGATCATGCGGGACTACGAAGCGTCCCTGCAAGATGTGCAGAATCCGATGCTCGACTTTGCCCAGAACGCCGCAAGGCAAATGGCAGACGCCTTCGTGTCTATCATTGACGGGAGCAAGTCCGCCTCTGACGCCTTCAAGGACATGGCGCGCGCCATCTTGGAGCAGGCGCTTCGCATGGCGGTCATCAATCCGATCATGAACAGCATTTTCGGTGGGGTTGGCGGGTTCTCTCCGCTGCCATCCTTCTTCGCCAACGGCGCAGCCTTCAGCGGTGGGCGGGTTGTGCCGTTCGCCAGCGGGGGCGTCGTCACTGGACCCACCACCTTCCCGATGGCGGGCAACCAGACCGGCCTCATGGGCGAGGCTGGTCCAGAGGCCATCATGCCGCTCACACGCACCAAGGGCGGCAAACTGGGCGTTGTGGCCGAGGGTGGTGGGGGAGATAACATCACTGTTGAGAACCACTTCCATATCGCCGCCAACGGAGACGACAGCGTGAAGCGCATCATCGCCCAAGAGGCACCGAAAATCGCTGCACTCACGCAGCGGCAAATCGTGGATCAACGCCGTCGCGGCGGCGCAATGAAGGGTGCATTTGGATGAGCATCGTCTATCCCCTCTCCCTGCCCACCTCCATCGGCATCGAGTCCATCGAACTTCGTGCCGTCAATGCCGTGGCGACCAGTCAGTCGCCGTTCACCTACAAGCAGCAGATCGTGTCGCACCAAGGGCAGCGGTGGGAGGCGAGCGTGTCTGTGGCGTCGAACATCCGGCGCGACCTCGCAGCCCCGTGGAAGGCGTTTCTGACGGCGCTGAAGGGACAGACAGGCACATTCCTGTTGGGCGACCCGGACTACGCAACTCCGCAGGGTGTCGTGAGCGGAGACACGGTGCTGGCCGACAACGGAGCCGTCACAGGCGCCAACGTGAGCGGCGAAAGCACCATCCACGTCGATGGGTTCACAGCCAACACCGACAACCTACTCCTGCCTGGGGATTACATCCAACTCGGCTCGGGTGCTACGGCGACGCTCCACCAAGTCTTGACGGCGGTGGACTCAGACACGGGCGGAGCGGCGACCATCGACATCTGGCCTCATCTGCGGCGCGACCTCACTGACAACGAGGCTGTCACCTACACCGCGCCCAAGGGGCTGTTCCGGCTCTCGTCCAACGTCTCGTCTTGGTCTATCAACAACTCAAGCGCATACGGCATCAGCTTCGAGGCGGTGGAGGCACTATGAGCCGTGACCTGACAACCACGCTGTTGAACGCGCTCGACGACGATGTGGTGCAGCCGTTCTTCGCGGTGGAATTGTTGTTCGACACTGCGCCCATCCGCATGTGGACGGGTTTGGGTGAGGCTACGATTGATGGCAACACTTACCTCGGGACCGGCAACCTGCTGGACATCTCTTCGGTTGAGGAAACCAGCGAGATCGCGGTCAGGGGTGCAACGATCACCCTGAGCGGCATGAATAGCGAGGTCATCAGCCTTGCGCTCCAGTCCGCCTACCAAGGACGTGTGTGCAACCTGTATTTCGGCGTTGTCAGCGGCACCACCTATTCGGGCCTCACGCAAATCTTCTCGGGCTACATGGACGAGATGAACATTGACGAGGGGGCAGAGTTCGGGACCATCGAACTCAAGGTGGAGAACAAACTGATCGACCTTGAGCGCGCGCGGGTGCGGCGCTTTTCGAGCGGCTACCAAAAGTCGGTCTATCCGGGCGACAAGGGCTTGGATTTCGTGGAGGACTTGCAGGACAAGGAGATCGTTTGGGGGCGGAAGGTCGAATGATTATCTACACCCAAGAGTTCCTGTGCATGTGCCAATCCGAGGTCGCGCCATTGGCGGCTTTGGAGTGGGAGGAGTCCGGGCATCCCACTGATGACCTCAACGTGGATTGGGATCGGTATTACGACCTAGAGGAAAACGGTCTGCTCAAGTTCTTCACCGCGCGGGACGGCGAGAAGTTGGTAGGCTATGCCGTGATGATCCTGTTTGAGCCGCTCACCATCAAGGGTCGCAAGAGCGCGATCTATGACGCGGTTTACGTCGCCAAAGACTATCGCGGTATCGGGCGCGGCCTGTTCAATTTCGTAGAGGACTGCCTTGGCGCAGACGGCGTTGAGCGAATCGTTGCGTCGTCGTCGGTGAAAAACCCTATTGGTGCGTTCCTTGAGCGTATGGGTTATCAAGAGATTGAGACCAAATACGAGAAGGCGCTCTGATGGCGATTATCACGGCAGCGGCCACAATCGGATCAGCGATTTTAGGGATCGGCGCAGCCACTGTCACCTTTGCTACGGTGGCCGTCGGCTTTGCTGCGCAATTCGCCATTGGTGCTGCGCTTCGTGCGCTTGCTCCCAAGCCGACTTTCCCCTCGGCCACACCGCGCGGCTACACGGTCAACCAGCGCGGCTCGGCACTGGATCATCAGATCATCTACGGCAAGGCTCGGGCTGGCGGGGTCGTGGTCTTCAACGGCACGACCGGCACGAACAACAAGTTCCTGCACCAAGTGATCGCCTACACCGGACATGAGATTGAATCCTTCGACGAAATCTACATCAACGACGCAAGGGTGACGGGCCTGTCGAGTGGGAACGTGACCCAGATCACCTTGCCCGACGGCTCTACGTCTGACCGTTACGACGGCTTCATCCGCATCAACCAGCATCTTGGCGCGCCCGATCAAGCCGCTGACAGCGACCTTGTGTCTGAGGTCGCGGAGTGGACCAGCAACCACCGGCTGCGCGGCATTTCCTATCTCTACATCCGCTACGCCTTCGACGCTGACGTGTTCCCGAACGGGGTGCCGCAGGTCACGGCAACGATCAAAGGCAAGAAGGTCTACGATCCGCGCACCGACACGACCGCGTGGAGCGACAACCCTGCGCTCTGCATCCGAGACTACCTGACAAGCGGCTATGGCTTGGGTGAGAACGAAGCCAACGTGGATGACGCCTTGGTTGAGGCGGCGGCAGATGTGTGTGACGAGACCGACACTGACGCCGGGACAACGCGCTACACCTGCAACGGCAACTTCACCACGTCTCAGACGCCTTACGACATCCTTGGAGACCTGCTGACCAGCATGGGCGGTCTGCTGTGGTATGCACAGGGCGAGTGGCGGATGAAGCCCGCCTATTGGACCGCACCGACGATCACGTTTACCGAGGACGATCTGCGATCCAGCGTTCAAGTCAAGACGCGTCACTCCCGGCGCGACAACTTCAACACGGTGCGCGGGACGTTCCGTGGCGCTGAGTCCGACTGGCAGGTGACGGACTACCCCGAGGTGACGAACTCGGCTTTTGTCGCGGCTGACAACGGCCAAGAGAGCGTCGTGGACATTGATCTGCCGTTCACCGACAACTCCATTGAGGCTCGCCGCTTGGCGCGCATCATCTTGGAGCGCAACCGGCAGCAGTTGACCGTCAGCGCATCGTTCGGCCTGCGCGCGTTTCAGGTGCAGATCGGTGACGTGGTGAACCTGAGCGTTGATCGGTTCGGCTGGACTGACAAGGCGTTCGAGGTGGTCGCGTGGACGTTCGGCCTGACAGACGGGCAAGACCTTCAGGTGCAGATGACCCTGCGCGAAATCAGCGAGAGCGTCTTCGACGAGGTGGACGATGGTGTCGTCTACGAGCGGGACAACACCACGCTGTTGTCGCCGTTCGAGGTGCCGAACGTTGGCGTGAGCGCGGTCGCCCGGACGCAGGTTCTGCGCGAGAAGCTGACCAACATCATTGCGGTGACAGTAACGTCCGGTCGGCCAGAGGGCGTTGATCTGGTCGAGGTGCAGTTCAAGGAAAGCAGCGAAAGCACATGGCGCAACCTTGGGACGGGTGAACTCGGCACGTTCGAGGCGATTGACCTTGAGACGGGCAACTACGACTTCCGTGCGCGAGCGGTCAACTCGTTTGGCGTCAAGGGCGAATGGGTTTTCTTGTTTGGCGTCCAAGCGAACGGCTTGCTCGGCCCTCCTGCTGACGTGACTGGCCTGACGGCTGAGGTCAACGGTGCGACGATCCATCTTGAGTGGGAAGCCGTGCCTGACTTGGACCTGTCGTATTACCGCGTCCGTCACGCGATTGAAGAGACAGGCGCGACATGGGCGAACGCCACCACGGCGGTAGACAAGGTGCCGCGCCCCGCAACCGCGGTGTCTCTACCCACAAGGCCGGGGACGTATCTGATCCGCGCCGTGGACAAGTCTGGGGTGGCGTCCACCAACTACACGTCCGTAGTGGTGCCTGCTGCGAACCTACAGGCGTTCGCCAACACGGACACGCAGACAGAAGACCCGACCTTCGGCGGCACCAAGACGGGTTGTTCGGTGGTCAGCAGTGCGCTTGAGATCACGGACGTGTCGAGTGCGCCGTCTACGGCAACCTACGACTTCAGCGCCTACATCGACACGGGCGCTGTTCGGCGCGTGCGCTCGCGTATTGAGACGAATGTAGAACGGCGGGATTTGTCGGCTGGTCTGTGGGATGACCTTCCGGGCCTGTTTGATGACTTGCCGGGCCTGTTTGACGACTTCACTGGCGCTGCGCAGTTCGCTGACATCAACGTGCAGGCATATATCTCGATCACTCAGGACGACCCGGCGGGAAGCCCGACGTGGACGGATTACCAGCTTTTCCGCGCCGGGGACTATTCTGGACGGGCTTTCCGCTTCCGTGTTATTCTGACCTCAACCTCGGCTGACGTGACGCCCTCTATCACTGGGCTGAAAGCCCTCGTGGAGTATGACTAATGTCGCAAAACGACTTCGTGATTGCCAATCAGTCCGCGCCGGATTTCCGGTCTGACTTAAGCAACGCGCTTCAGGCGCTGGCCACCCTGTCGTCCGGGGCAACTGCGCCTGCGACGACCTACTCGAACATGCTGTGGTATGACACGGCGAACAACATCCTGAAGATGCGGTCTGAGGCGGATGATGCGTGGATCAGCATCGGCTATCTAGACCAGACAGCTAACGCCTTCCGCGTTCTTGACGATACGCAGGTGGTCAACACCAGTGGAACGCAGACCGGTTTGCTCGGGGATCAGTCAACCGCGACGTGGGAGGCGGGTACTGGGACGACTGAAAGCCTTGTCAGCCCTGCGAAGGTGAAGGCTGGATTTGATGCCTTTGAGCAGCAGCTAGGTGTCGGGCAAACTTGGCAAGATGTGACGGCCTCTAGGTCAAGCGGAACCACTTACACAAACTCTACAGGCAAGCCGATTTCTGTCCATGTTAGCTCTTCGTCTAGTGCAGGATCGACCGACGTCGATGTTTTTGTAGGCGGCGTTAAGATAATTGATTACAGCGTGAGTGGCGGGCGGGGGACTGCATCATTTACCGTTCCAAACGCAGAAACTTATCGTGTTGTCCTGAATACAAGCCTTACTCTTTGGGCGGAACTGAGATGACCTACCGCCAAGCCCTGCGCGACATCCCGCAGCAAGCGGGCTTTCCTGCAAGTGTGGATTGGCCGAAGGAGCCTGACTGATGCAAGACTACCTTGACCTCTGGCCCATCGTCGTTGGCCTTGTCGCCGCCCTATTCTGGCTGTCTCGGCTTGAATGGCGCGGGCTTCAAAACTCGGCCGAGATCAAGCGGCTGTGGAGCCAGCGCAAGGAGGACTTGGAGTCGGCCCAACGCGCCCGCGACGAGACGAACAAGATTCTGGACGAGATCAGGAAAGACATCAAGGAACTTCTCAAGAAGGGGGCGATGTGATGCAGAACGTATACGACGCAGCCAACGGCTACCTCGGCCTTGAGGAGTGGCCTGGCGCTCGACACAACCCGCAAGTTGTCGGCTTCGCTGAGGCGGTCGGTCACGCATGGGTGCAAGACGACGAGACCCCGTGGTGTGCCTCCTTCGTTGGTGCGGTCTTGGCGCAAGTCGGGCTTCCCCACACCGGCAAACTCAATGCCCGCTCCTACCTCGATTGGGGCGTTCCTGTTGATATTGCCGACGCCGAGCAGGGCGACGTGGTGATCTTCTCGCGTGGTGATCCGAACGGCTGGCAGGGGCATGTCGCGTTCTTCCACGGCATCGACGGTAGTGGCAACATCCTCGTGCTGGGCGGCAATCAAGGCAATCGCGTCTCCATTGCCCCATACCCGCGTTCGCGCCTGCTGGGTGTCCGTCGTGCCCGTGCCGCCCGTCAGTCGGTTGCGCAGTCCACCACGGTGCAGGCTTCTGTGGCCCAGATCGGCACGGCGGGGGCGGGGGCGGCGTCAGCGGTTGCGGCATTGGACGGGCAGGCCCAGATCGTCGCTCTGGTGGTCTTCGGCGTCATCGCCGTTGCGGCTCTGTGGATCATGCGTGAGCGCATCAAGAAGTGGTCGCGGGGCGACAGATGACCCGGCTAAGGCTCTGGCTTGCCACCCTCGGGGCGCTCCTGACCGCGCTCGTGGTTGCGTGGTTCAAGGGGCGGCAAGACGCCGACAATGCCCACACACGTCGCCGCGTAGAGGCGATGAAAGAGGCCAACGAGGCACGAGATGAGATCAACGACATGGGCGCTGATGAGCGCCGCGATGCTCTTGCTCGCTGGATGCGGGATTAATCAGTCTTGCGATTGG